ATGGGAGGTGTGCGCATTGGCAAATTTAAAAGGAAAAGTAAAAAAGCTTCAAACTGCAATTGTACAGCGTGGACTAATTATAAAAATAAATCAGAATCAATTCTACAGTGAAGACCAGAAGCGCATGATCACAATTTACAGAATCCTCACACCAGTGTGCACCTTTAAGAAAAATAGACAAGAATGGAAAACAGAAGATTATGAGATTCTTAAAACGGCATCTATCCCGGAAGTAATATTCTGTTTGATTGATATTTATAAGGCGGTGAGCGGATGAAGGGAGAACTCACACCGAAATGGAAGGCATTTGCAGACGAGTGGATAAAAAATGGTGGGAATGCCACACAGGCATACATAAGCGCTGGCTATAGTGAGAATGGAGCAAATAGAAGCGCACAAAAACTGCTGTCAAAAACTGTCATTACAAAATATATAGCAGAAAAAATGGAGCAAATCGAGAAAGAACAGCATCGAGATATCATGTCATTAGCAGAGATCCAGGAGCGCAGAAGTAAAATCGCAAAGGGTGAAGTCGTGGACGGTCTCGGATTCTCTCCAGACTTTTCCGATCAGCTTAAGGCAATGGATGGACTGGAAAAGGCACTGACCATAGCAGAAAAGCAGAAGATCGAGCGAGAGGAAAAGGAAAAGCGAGAGAAATCGGCACTCTGGACGATCCCGATCACGGACATTACATCCGACTTTGTGGAGATATACCGGACAGTGCATGAAGCATTTGCCGGAGAGATAGACATACACGAGATCATATCGAAGGGTGGGCGTGGTTCTATTAAGTCCAATTTCTGGGGGAATCTTGCATATGAGACGATCAGACAGGATCCACAGGCGCATGTCGTATACACCAGAAGATTTAAAGTCGACCTAAGAAGCTCGGTATATAATCAGTTTATGAAAACGGTCATAAGATATCATGATCTTGATAACTGGGATTTTAAACAATCCCCAATGTGTGCGGTTTATAAACCAACCGGGCAAATGGTCATGTTTGCCGGAGCAGATAAGCCGATCAGTTTGAAATCGTTCAACGTACCTTTTGGCTATGTAAAGCTTTTAATTCATGAAGAATGCGACGAGATGGCAGGTGTAGAGCAAATGGATAACATTGAAGATACTTTCCTGCGAGCAGATACACCAGCACTCGACATAAAAATTTTTAATCCTCCTAAGTCAAAAAACAACTTTATGAATGAGTACACAGAAGAGTGTAAAAATAAGCCACAGACACGGATCTGCCACAGCTATTATTATAATGTCCCGGTAAAATGGTTAGGGAAGCGATTCTTCGAGCGTGCGGAGTGGTTCAGGATTCACAAACCATTATATTATAAAAACAACTACTTAGGCGAAGTCACTGGAACAGGCGGCGGCATCTTCGACAATTTAGAAATCCGAAAAATATCGGATGAAGAGTTAATGACATTTGATACAGTGAACCACGGCTTGGACTTCGGATACACACACCCACAGGTATTTTGCCAGAACTATTATGATTACGAGACGGATACTCTTTATATTTTTGGCGAGGTTTATTCTAAAAAATGTAAAAACTCTACCTTTGCCAGAAAGATAAAGAAGTTTATGAATGTAGAAATTATATGCGATTCAGCCAGACCGGACGGAATAGCAGAGATGCAGGACTGGGGATTCAATGCGATCGGGGCAAAGAAAAGATGGGGAAGCGGAAAAGGAAGGGATTACTGCTGGGAGTGGCTTCAGCGATGTAATAAGATTGTGATTGATCCGGAGCGATGCCCGAATACAGAAAAAGAGTTTGTAAAAGCAGAACATGAGCAGCTTCCAGATGGTTCATTTTCGGATGCATACCCGACCTTAGAAGAAGATACGATCATGGCAAACATTTATGCATTGAACAGGATTATCATGACCAGCCGAAGGAATGACGGTCTTTATGATGATGATGATGAAGACAGCGACGATTATGAGGATTAAAAAATGAATTTTTTTAAAAAAATAAGGGAGACGATCATGAAGTTTTTTAGAACAGATGCAGAGAAAGAATTTAATGTCGAGTTTATTACTTCTCCAGAGATTGAGAACTCACAGCAGAGATGGAACGACATCATTAATGGTAGCCCTTTTTGGGTGGATCCGAAAAATAAAGACATCAGGACGATAAATTTCGCAAAATTCCTCTGCCAGTACACAGCAAAGAAAGCCTGCATGGATTTATCAGTGAGCATAACCGGTTCGGAAAGAGCGGATTTTATTAATAAGTGCATCAGGGCAATGGTTGACACTTCTATCCGGGACAAAGTAGAAGATATGCTAGGAGTTGGCGGAATTATCTTAAAGCCGAACGGCTCAATGAACAAAGACAACATGATAGATTATATTATGCCGTGGGATTTCGCAATCACAGAAAAGACCAGCAACGGAGATATCAGAGGATGCATTTTTATTAATCGACTTATAAAAGATAAGGTCTACTATTACCGGCTTGAATACCATCATTTTACGACCTCAAAAAATAAAGAGGGCGAAGAGATGAACGTGTACGAGATCCAGAACAGAGCGTTCAAGTCAAACAGCAGTAACTCGCTTGGCAAGAAGATAGAACTGCATGACGTTCCAGAGTGGTCTTCAATAGAAGAAGTCGTTCACATTATGAATGTAGAAAAGCCACTATTCGCCTATTTGAAAACCACATTCAATAACACAATCGATTACTCGTCTCCAGAAGGTGTATCGATTTTCTCAAATGCACTTATGGAACTCAGAGACCTTGATATCGCATGGAGTAAAAAAGGAAACGAAGTTGAGGATTCTCAGCACATTACTTTTATTGATGAGAATGCGCTGACAAAACATGGAAAAGGTGGTACACGTGTCTCAACAGTGGAGCTTCCTCGGTTCGTTAAAGGCTTGAAATTGGGGCTTGATTCAAAAAGTGCGATTGATGAACACGTCCCGACCATGCTTACTTCTGACAGAATCACAGACATTAACAGCATTTTATCTATGATCTCGACAAAATGCGGTTTCTCACAAGGTCAGTTTATCCTTGACAGAAAATCCGGAAGATTGACAGCAACACAGGTTGAGAGCGATGACAATGAGACTGTAGAGACGATTAATGATATTCGTAAAAGCATAAAAACAGCGTTGAAAAATCTCATTTATGCAATCAATGTATTCTGCGACCTTTACGGAATCCCGGCAGGCTATGTGGATGCACTGGATGATGATGTACCGGACGAAGATATATTTTATTTTAAAGATTTGCTTGCAAGTTTTGAGCAGGACAGATCAAGAGCTTATAATTTAATGATTCAGGGCGTTTATTCTAAACGTAAATACCTTAAAGAATATGAGGGATTTAATGATGATGAAGTAGATGCCATGTTTGCAGAAAGAGCACAGGAAGATGCGGAAAGGAACAGTGGTGGTCTGTTTGGTGAGGAGTAAAATAATTAAAGGGATACCGGAGCTTTCAAAAAATGGTATTTTAAAAGGTGGATATATTATCCCTGAACCTGAACCGCCGGAGATGATTCAAATAAAGCTTCAGAAAAAGACTGCGATAGAGACGATTAAGTTTTATTTAGAAAAGTGATAGAAATGGATGCGTTAATATGAAATATAATAAAGTCATTGGAAGTTTTAATATTAAGCTTGATACAAAGCGAATGGATGAAAATTTGAGAAATGCTCAGAATGTTCTTGACGAGCAGGTTGTAAATGACATGAGAAAATACACACCTATGCAGCAGGGCGATTTGAGAAACAAGACGCAGATAAAAGAACCCGGATTAATTACAGTAGATACACCCTATGCGCATTATCAGTATGTAGGCGAACTTTATTTGACTGAGGACGGTAGATCATGGGCAAACCGTGGAGAAAAGAAGTATCCGACAGGAACAGAATTAAAATATCACACACCTGGAACGGGAAAAAGATGGTTTGAAACTGCAAAAGAAAATCACGGTAAGCAGTGGATTGATCTTGTTAAAAGAGAGGTTGGGAAAGGATAATGCTTAAACCGGATTACTTTTACGGAAAAACTGATAAACTGGTTGAGATGTATCAGGATCTTGAAAATTGGATTATATCAGACATTGTAACACGATTGATAAAATCCGGTGAATTGTCAGGAACTGCCGACCGAGAATTGTGGAAACTCCAACAGATGGGACTGCATAACACAGAGATTGTAAAAAGAATATCTGAAATGTCTGGAAAATCAAGAAATGAGGTTCGAAGATTATTAAGGGATAGTGTTATGACATCATTCTCAGATGATAAGGAAGTCTTGACGCAGATATCATCATCAGATATTATATCTCCGCTAAAAAATAATATGGCAATTCTGGCAATGAATGCAGAGTTAATAAAGACATATGGTGAACTTGATAATTTGACAAAGACAACCATTAACCAGACACAGAAAGACTTACTCAATATGCTAAATGAGGTTGATTATCGAGTTGCATCTGGAATGCAGTCTTACAGCAGTGCAGTCTGCGAAGTTCTGGATAGATATGCAGAATCTGGTGTTATGGTAGAATACCCTACTGGAACGAAGCGTTCTCTTGAAGCGGCAGTGAGATGTTGCGTTGTCACATCTATGAATCAGACCGCGGCACAAGTGACGAACATTTATATTGCACAAAATAAAATAGAATATGTTCTAGTATCAGCACATCCGGGTGCCAGATATGATAAAAAGAATCCAACAGGTATTCCATCTCACGATTACTGGCAAGGCAAGGCATATAAAATAATCGGGAGCGAACCGGGATTTCCGAATCTTCTTGAAAGTACAGGTTATACCATAGACACTAAAACCGGAAAGGGAACTGTTGTAAATCTATTAGGACTTCACGGATATAATTGCAGACATTCGCATGGACCTTGGCGAAAAGGAATGGTAAATAAGTACCTTGATGAAAACGGAAATGTGAATATAAATGCAGATGAAAGTCAGAATCTTTATGATTTGCAGCAGAAGCAGAGACTACTGGAAAGAGAAATTCGTAAAACAAAGCGTGAAATTATGACCAAGAAACAGGAACTTGATATGATTGCTGAAACAGATGTAAAAGAGATCTTGCAACCTCAATATGATAAACTGGCATATAAACTGCGAATGCAAAATAAAAGGCTTCAATCATTCTGTAAAAATAATGATCTTCAATTGCAAGGCGATAGAACGAAGGTTTCTGGATTTAATAGAAAACAGTCTGCGATTGCAAATGGGAGGGCAACGGCTTATGAAAATAAAATTGAAAAAAATGGTACAACGCAAATGGAATAATATGTTATTATAATAATGTGTTAACCATACATACTTGGTTATCCACCTTTCTTTAATTAATGTAGTGGAACTCAAGCGAGATAACAACTCACCGTCATAGCCGGAAACTCCCCCAATGAGGTAAAGCAAATGAAAAACATTGTTACGTGCTTTACCAAAGAAGAAAAAGAGCATATAAAAGAATTGTGTGATTTCACACCGACAGAAGAAACGCTCTTTGATTTACGGAAGAAAGAAAAGTCTTTGGAAGAATGTGCAGAAATTATGCATGTTTCGACTAAGACAGCCGGACGTATTAACGTAAAAATGCAACATAAAATTCTTAAGGTAACTGGACAACATTTCACATAATTTTCTCCTCATTAAAGGCATCCGTTAAGGGTGTCTTTTTTGTGTCCTTTTAATGGGGTTTTACTGGGGTGGTTCAATTGTGTTGTTAGTAATAAAATGAAGATAGAAAGAGAGGTTTATTATGTACGAGTATCAGAGATATAACCAGTATTCTTATCCTCAATATCAACAGCCACAACAGATTCAACAGCAATTCCCACAGCAGATCATGCCGCAACAAGCTGGACTTTGTGGAAGAATGGTTAATTCTGTTGAGGAAGTCACAGCGAATGACGTTCCCATGAATGCACCATTTGCCATTTTCCCGAAAGCAGATGGATCAGAAGTTTATATAAAATCGTGGAGTGCTAATGGACTTATTCAGACAGTTACATATAAACCGAAGATAGACGGAAAACAGAACGAATTACCGAAAGAAGACACGACAACATTGTTTGCCCCGATAATGGAGCGATTAGACCAGATAGAAGCTAAAATAACTCAGTCCCAGAGGACTACCAGAGCAAAGAAAGAGAGCGATTCTGAATGAATTTAATGCAGATGATCCAGTGCGGTGGAAACCCTAAGATGATATTAAGTCAAATGATGAGCAACTCTCAATTTTCAAATAATCCGATCATGAAAAATACATTCGACATGATGAACCGTGGAGACAGTAAAGGGCTGGAACAACTTGCCAGAAATTTGTGCAAAGAAAAAGGCCTTAACCCGGAAGAAATCATGAGCCAGTTTAAACATTGATACTATTCTTGCAAGATTATGTATAAATAAATTTTATTAGGAGGAACACATATGTTTAATTCATCTCCAAGTTTAGCGGACATTGCCGCCGTTACTGGTGGAAACCGTAATGATGGTGCATGGGGCGATGGTGGTTGGTGGGTTCTCATTATTCTCTTTGCCTTATTCGGTGGATGGGGCGGTTATGGATTCGGTGGTAATGGTGGTGGCGGTTATACCGCAACTGCGGCTACACAGGCTGATATCCAGAGAGGATTTGACAATTCAGCAGTCATAAGTAAACTTGATGGCATTACAAATGGTCTTTGTGATGGCTTTTATGCAGTAAACAACGGAATGCTGACAGGATTTAACACCATTCAGCAGGCAATTAATGCGGACACAGTAGCAGGAATGCAGAATGCAAATGCTATTCAGTCTCAGCTTGCAAATTGTTGCTGCGAAACTCGTGAAGCTATCCAGGGTGTAAACTTCAACATGGCGCAGAACACTTGCGCATTACAGAACACTATGAACAACAACACGAGAGATATTATTGACAGCCAGAATGCCGGAACAAGAGCGATACTTGACTACTTATGCCAGGATAAGATCGCAACGTTGCAGGCAGAAAATAATGATTTGAGACTTGCAGCATCACAGGATAGACAGAACGCACTTTTGACTACCGCTATGACAGCACAGACAAATCATATTATCAACGCTGTTAATCCATCACCAATTCCGGCATACCAGGTGCCAAACCCTAACACATACATTCCGTATGGATGTGGTTGCAATACTGGATGCGGATGTTAGACAACTGAATAATTAAAGTATCTTAATCGACAAGATTATGTCTGCATAGCAGTATTACTTAAACACAAAGGGCAGACTTTAATGTTTGCCCTTATATTTTTGAAAGAGAGGAAAATATTATGTCAGAATTTACAGCCAATGCTTTACAGACTGTCCTGCAGGGAGAAGATGTCGCATTTACTGAGACACCGGTTTGCGGAACAAAATGCATCGTTCACAGACAGGGAAGCGGAGTAGTTAAATTAAGAGGGATCACAAACCAGTGCAAAGCCAGATTCCTTGTATCTTATAGTGGAAATATCCAGATCCCAACCGGTGGAACGGTGGAAGCTATTTCTCTTGCAATCGCAATTGACGGAGAGCCTTTACAGTCTACAAGAATGATCGTGACACCTGCGGCAGTAGAAAACATGTTCAATGTATCTGCACAGGTTTATGTGGATGTTCCTTGTGGATGCTGCAGCACAATAGCGGTTCAGAATACATCTGGACAGTCTATCGAGGTTCAAAACAGTAATTTAATTGTAGTAAGGGAGGCCTAGTATATGCATATTGAAAGAATTCATAAAATGCTTGAATGCCTTGCTGAAAAATCCTTGTGTGAGATTGAAAAAGGGATTGAGAATGTCAATACAGAAGAAATGGGAGAAGTGATCGACATGATAAAGGATCTGTCAGAAGCAGAGTATTATGCCACAATTACTAAGGCAATAAACGAAGCGGACGAAGCAGATATCATGGAAAAGCTTTTAGAGTATGAGGATGACCGAAGATATTATGATCAGTATCGTTATGCTAATGGAAGATTCGCACCGAAGGGCAGAGGAAAACGAAGAGGATATGATGAGCCACCATATTATCACATGTACCCGGATGATTACGAAGATACAGAGCACATGAGAGACATGGATAAGAAAGACCTGAAAAGGATGTATACAGATACCGGAATGATGGGAGATAGATCATATCAGAGGGATTCCAGAGAGGGAAAAGCCGGTATTTCCAGACGTACTTATATGGAGACCAGAGAAAACCATCATGGAAATTCAGAGGAAGATAAAAAAGAGCGTGCAAAAGCAAGAAAAGATTATTTGCGAGATATGCAGATGGATATTACTGAAATGACATCAGATGCAGCTCCGGAAGAAAAGCAGATGTGGAGAAATGAATTACAGATGATGTTACAGAAAATCTAAGAGGTGAGCGCAGTGTTTAAAATCAATGATGTTGAATGGAATATTTTATATGTAAATCCGAACAGTGAATGCTTAATGCGTTCAGATGGAACAATTACACTTGGTGTTACAGATTGGAGTACACGAACGGTTTATTTGTCAAATGCATTAAGCGGAAATCTGTTAGAGCGAGTTCTATCTCATGAGTTGGTACACTGCGCTTCATTTTCATATGACTGCCAAATTCCAATAGATGTAGAGGAAATCGTAGCGGATTTTCTGTCTCTTTATGGAAAAGAAGTCGTTGGCATAGCAGATGATATTTTGAATGGGGTAATTGAAAATGGACGTTATAAAGCAGTATGAGGACTATATAGGGCTTAAAAAAGAATACATTAAAAATCCTACATTGGAAAATAAAAATGCAATGATAGCCAAATTAGAAGAGTACGGAAAGTATATATACGACCAGTGCAACAGATTAAGAAAGGATTGCATTGTGGAAGAAGAAAAAGAAGTACTTAGAAGGTATTTCGGTGGGAAATAGCAAAAAGGGGTGGAGAAATCTGCCCTTTTTAAAATGGTACAAAAAGTTGTTTAAAATAGGTTAAAATATATATTGAAAAAAATATTAAAAGTACCGGACAGAAAAAGGGATTCTGTTCGCTAACCTAGAATAGTTATGGGATGATGCATGGCACGTCCTATTTTGGGCGTGCTTTTTTTATTTTTGGGAATTAATTCAGTGGAAGAAGACACGGCTTATATCCGGGTTGTCGAGGGTTCGATTCCTTCATTCCCAATTGCCAGCTATGGAGCAAATAGCAACTCATTCGTGCCGGACTGACCGGAGTAACAACTTGGAAAGAAAGAGGTAGAAACATGGTAAACGTAGCAAACGAATTAAAGAAACTCGGAATTGAAGTTTCAGACGAACAGAAAGAGTCTCTTAAAAAGAGTATGGGTGAAGAGCTGTATTCCAAGAAAGAAATGGAAGACAAGGTTAATAAGGCTTCATCAGAATCTGAACAGTGGAAAACCCGTGCAGAATCAGCAGAGAAAATGCTTGAAGGGTTGGATGGAAAAAGCCCGGAAGACATTTTAAAAGAGCGTGATGACTGGAAGAGACAGGCAGAGGATTCCAAAAAAGATTATGAAGCCAAAATCGCAGAGCATGAGAAGGATGAACTTTTGAAAGAAGCATTTGCGGAAATCGAGTTTACTTCTGAATCTGCAAAGAAAGCCATTATGAAAGACATTTCCGAAAGCGTAAGCGTGAGAAACGGAAAACTGATAGGGTTCAGTGATCTTATTGAGGAAGCTAAAAAGACAGATGCAAATGCATTTGTAAATAAGCAGACTCCTCCGGCGCGTTTTACAAAACCGAATGGAAATGATTCTGGTGGTGATAAGCATACAACAAGAGAGAGCATTTTATCTATCAAAGATAGATCAGAACGTCAGAAAGCAATTGCCGAAAACATTTCTTTATTCCAACAGTAAAGGAGTTTTATATGAACAAAAACAGATTAACGATGAACACAAATTTGCAGTTTTTTGCAGCAAACGCAGGACTGATTGCAACAGGAGACATTGATGTAACGGCAAGGGAAATTGATTTTGTTACATCTTTTGAAAGAAACTGGGAAGCTTTAAGAGAAATTCTTGGAATTTCAAGAGCAATTAAAAAAAATCCGGGAACTGTTCTTAAAAGCAAATATGCAGAAGGAACGTTAGAGAGTGGGACTGTAGCAGAAGGCGATGTGATTCCAAGAACACATTATGAGGTAAAAGAGAAACCTTATTCAGAGATTACTCTTGAAAAATATGCAAAAGAAGTTTCTATCGAAGCTATCAAGGATCATGGATATGAAGCAGCTTGTGGAATGACAGATGAAGAGTTCAAGACAGACCTGCAGGATGGAATTACAACAAAATTCTACAACTATCTGAAAACTGGTACACTTACAAACACTGCAAAAACATTCCAGATGGCTGTAGCTAAAGCTATTGGATCTGTCAAGAATAAGTTCAAGTCAATGCACAGAACTGCTACAGGAGTTGCAGTATTTGTAAATATGATGGATTTATATGATTATCTTGGAAATTCACAAATTACTTTGCAGACAGCCTTCGGACTTACCTATGTCAAGGAATTCCTCGGAGCAGACATTATGATCCTTTGCTCTGACAACGAAATTCCAACCGGAAAAGTTCTGGCAACAGCTGTAAACAACATCGTTGCTTACTATGTAGACCCATCTGACGGAGATTTTGAGAAAGCCGGTCTTTCTTACACAGTTAGTGGAGAGACAAACCTTATTGGATTTAAGGTAAAAGGCGATTACGATCGCGCAACCAGCGTAAATTATGCACTGTTAGGATTTGTACTTTTCGCAGAGTACATTGATGCAGTAGCTAACGTTTCAATCACACCGGGGGAATAGATCCCACTACACAGGCGGTAAATGCTAGTGGGGAACTCACGGAAGAATACTTAAACTCTCTTACAGTTGCAGAAATTAAGGCACTGGCAGAGAGTAAAGGGTATTCACTGACCGCAACAAAGAAAGCTGATATTATCAGCGAAATCTTATCACAGCAATAAGGAGTGTGGAGCAATGTCATATGTAGATTTTGAATATTACCAAACTAAATATGGTGGAAGTTTGTTCGAAAGCAAAGAAGACTTTGCTCCATATGAAAGAAAAGCAGAAAGAAGAATCAATGCGATCACATCAAACAGGATTTTGTTTTATTCTCAGCCAGAATCAGAAGATGCATGGTGGGATAATATCAAAGATTGCACCTGCGAAATAGCTGAATTGCTAAAGAATTTATCTGAGTACTCTGCGGCAGTTAATAACTTTGGTGTTATTGCAAATACGGACGGAACTGTAAAAGGGAAAATGATTAAAAGCATGACTTCTGGAAGCGAATCAGTATCTTATGATGCTGGAGCATCTTCTTCGACATTTGTAGAGCTTGCAAAATCAGAAATGGCACTTAATCGTAAGTGCTACGATATTGCATCAAATTACCTAACCGGAATGGTTGATTCAAAGCATGAAAACCTTTTGTACATGGGAGTTTAGCTTATGGGAATCGGATATAAAGATGCCGTGGTTTTATATAACAGGCATTACAACGATACTTTAGAAACTGAATATTATTTCGGTACTCTATTTGAAAATGTAAGAATCGAGCTTACACAGGCAGAAAACATAAGCAAATCTGGAATGAAAGATGCAGATAGTTTTCTTGTAAAAATTCCAAATGATGGCACATTGAATTATGTTAATCCGCCAGACTGGGAGAACATGAGCGAAGAAGAAAAGCTAAAGCATTTCACTTTAAGAAGTAATGATTTTGACTTCGTAGTGATTGCAAAAAAAGATGAACTTCTCATTGATAAGGAACTGCCTGTTGGATTAATTAATTCAGACGATTATCCGGGTAAATTCTTCCAGTACATGGTAAATGAAAAAGGGAATTGCTACAAAGTTAATACTATCGGTGTTTACAGCCTTATACCAAGGTTTGAGATTGGAGGTAAATGATTTGAATGAAAAGCCAAAAATAATGCTTGTATCAGATGCAGAAACGGCGCAAAGAGCTATCCTTGATATGATAAATAGTTATCCGGATTTCCCACCTGGTTTCAAACCATCAAATTCAACAATCTTATGGAACAGCATAAAAGATACTCAGTCTATTGGAGTTTTTCCGGCGCAGGATCCTGTTTATTTGAAAAAATATGTCAGCGGTTCTTATGTCGGACAAATGACGTTCCAGATCGTATACAAAAGCAATCCAACAACAAACAAGGATAATATTGCAGCAAGCAATCTGCTTGAAAATATTGCAAAGTTCCTTGAAAGTGGAGAATTTACATTAAAAGATAAAAATTTTGTTGTAGAACAAATCAACCGCACATCGGATGTATTTTGCGGTACAGCAGATGGGAAAACAACAGAATTAGCAATTAATATGCAGCTTAAATATTTTTATAAAAAATAGGAGGAATACTCATGGCAAAAGACAGAACTAACATGGTCTCACTTTTGGATATTGGAAGCCTTATGGGTGGAAAAAGTGAAAAGCTTGCTGAAATGGGTGATGGTTTCACAGAGCTTTCTGAAGACTGGGGACCTAACACAGAAAGCACACAGTACGTAAACATGAAAAATGCAAGCAACTCTGTAAAAGGGTATGCATTTTCAATGTCTCCAGAAAGAGAACATTTGTCAGATGAAATGCAGACAGTGTTTAATGATGTTTTTAAAAAACTTCCAACAGGAGATCAGTGCGAGACATATTATTATCGCTTCTTTAAAGCTGATATTACAAGCGGATCCGGAGATTGTATCCGTGTCCCAGTAACTGTATGTGCATCAAGCACTGGTGGAGCAGGTGGTGATATTTTAAAGTCTACAGTCCAGATTAATGGAAATGGAGATGTAGAACTTGGAACAATCACTATTGCTGGTGATGGATCGTTCACATGGGCACCTAAAGTAAGTGCTTTGGCTTTGGATGAAGATTACCCAGTTGCATAGGTGTTAATTAAAAATTAGCATATGTGGGATGCCTACCTTTCCTTGGTGTCCCACATTAGGAAAGGATGTTAAAAATGGAAGAAATTAAATTAAGCAGTGGCATAAAAAAAATTGCAATAAAAGACGAGGACGGAGATCTTATTACAGTTATAACAGTAGATACAGCGAATGCGGACACAGCTAAGAAGTTTGCAGGTGTAATTGATAAATTAAATAATATATCTCAAAACTGTGAAAAAGAAGCCGCCGAATGGAGAAATAACCACAAAGACGATATGAATGTGGATGATAATGTGGATGCAGCATTAGAACTGAACAGCATTCGTGTGAAATATCTTAAGCAGATTACGGAAAGTATAGATGGGTTGTTTGGCGAAGATGCCATGAAACAGATTTACGGAGATATTGTCCCGGATGAACTTGCAATTGTGGAGTTTGTAGAGCAGGTTATCCCTGTTATGAATAAGCTTTTTAATAAACGTTTTGAACAGGTGCAGAACAGATACAATGTAAGAAGACGTGGGGCAAAATAATGAACAATGTCATGCTGGACAATTTGCCTACTGAATGGAACGGATACAAAGTAAATACCGATTTCCGCATAGGTATGCAGATTTATATTTTGCAATATGACAAAGAAATGAATGATTACGAGAAAACAACTTCTATTCTTTATCTTATGTTCTCTGATGAATACGGAGAACTTAGAGACCATCCACAGTACCATGAGTTAAATGAATGTATTTCCTGGTATTTAAACGGATGGTATCACGACAATACCGGCAGTAGTAAAAATACAAAGCGTTTTATTGACTATGATGTAGATCAATGGAGAATATACGCAGATTTTTTGCAGATATACGGTATTGATTTGTCCGTAGCAGATATGCACTGGTGGAAATTTAATGGCTTGATCTGGAATATGCCAAGAAGATTATCTTCTCTCATGGAGGTAATTGAGATCCGACAGAAGAAGATTGAAAAGAACATGAGTTCCAAGGAAAAAGATGCAATCAGAAACGCACAGAATAGATATGCTTTGGAACAGCCAGAAAAAGAGTATACCAGCGAAGAAAAAGAAAAGATAGACGATTATGATCGCATGATGGAAGAAATAAGAAAGCAGAAAGAAACAGAACAGGAAGCATTGAAACAGTTTAAGAAATGAGGACTTTAGCATGGCTGAATATGATGGCGAAATCAGAATAAAAACGTTGATTGAAAATGGAGAAGCATCAAGTAAGCTCATGCAGATGGAATCACAGTTTCAGAAGCTTGCAAGAGAAGCTGATAAGTTATCCAAGACCCTGAAAGATCTGGCAAGTCAAAAGATTCCAACAGAGGAATATAAGGCTGTGCAGATGCAGATAGAAAAAGATACTGCTTCTCTTGATAAACTTCTTGCCAGAATGGATAAATTCTTAGAAACAGGTGGAAGCAGTAAAAGCACAACCTTTAAAAAAATGCAATACGACGTTGAGGAATTAACAAACTCAATTAAATATGCAAAAGGCGAGCTTGCAGCAATGGAATCTTCCGGAACTGCTTTTATAGATCCTACAACTACAGAAGAATATAGCAAAGTATCTGAAAAGCTTCTTGATGTACAGAGCAAACAGGAAGTTCTTAATCAGAAGATGAGAGAAACAGCTGCCAATGAGAAATCTATTGGTGCCGGTGCGAAAGACATTGAAAAAGTAGGAAAATCAGCAAAAAAATCCTCTGGCTTAATATCTGACATGGCAAAACGGATAAAGCAGACAGTAGTTAGTTTTACAATATTCGGTGCGGTTATGCAAGTAGCTCAGACCATATCCAAGGCATTTACAGAAGGTATACAGAACATGGCAAAGTATTCTTCTGAATTTAATGGAAAAATGTCTGAAATGGCAAGTGCTTCGGCTACATTGAAAAATTCTATTGGAGCATTGACAGCGCCTATCATATCTGCATTGACACCAGCAATCGTAACCTTATGCACATGGCTTACAAATGCCATTAATGCTATGAATAGATTTATTGCGGCTATAAGCGGAAAAAGCACTTGGACAAAGGCAAAGAAGCAGCAGGTAGACTATGCGGCATCTCTTGATAAAACAGCCGGTTCTGCCAAAAAAGCAGCTGGAGCATTAGCGGCTTTTGATGACTTGAATGTATTACAGAAAAATGATTCTGGAAGCGGTAGCGGTGGATCTGGTAGTGGCGGATCTGATTTATATGAAGAAGTCCCTACTGGAAAAGAATTATCAGATAAAATCCAGCCATTTATAGATTATTTAAAAAAATTAAAAGTTTCTATAAAAAATGGATGGGATGAAACCTGGAGCAATTTAGATGTTTCTTTACAATTTGATAATATTAAATCCAGTATAGAAAGCATAAAGAATTCATTTTTAAATATTTTTTCAGATAGTGAAGTTTCTGCATCTGTTGACAATTTTGCTATGACTTTTTCAAGGTCACTTGGAAGCATTTCGGCATCTGTAGTAAGCATAGGTGCTACCATAGCAGAAAATCTTCTTGGTGGGATATCTATTTATCTTGAAAGTAATTCTGAAAATATAAAAAATTATATTATCGACATGTTTGATATAGCATCTGATATTTCAGTGTTGGCATCACAAGGGGCAGATGCATTCGCAAATGTATTTTCTGTATTTGGGGATGAAAACGGACAGCAGATCACAGCAAACCTGATTCAGATTTTTTCGGATGCATTCATGATGGTTACGGAGAATGCGGCAAAATTTGGAAAAGATATTATCGATTGCATCGTGACACCTTTTGTAGAAAATCAGGATGCTTTAAAAGATGCGTTAGATGGACTTCTTGGTGTGATTTCGGATTTAACAACGACTATATCAGACGGTGTACAGCATGTGACCGATAAAATCACAGAATTGTACGATGAACATATTCATCCGTTTATCGAAAATGTAAAAAATGGAATGTCAGAATTAATAGAAAAATTTCTTGAATTCTGGAACACTTATGTGCAGCCTATTTTACAGAATCTGGCGTTAATGTTTGAGGATACCTATGAAAATCATTTAAAGCCTGTGTTTGATAATATTTTCGAAATAATGGGAATCGTGATAGACATACTGAACGATTTATGGACAAATATTTTACAGCCGATTATTGCATGGATTATTGAAAATGTGCTTCCGGTAATTCTGCCGATTATTGAAAACCTGAGCCAGAATATAAAAGACAGCGTCGATTTTATTTTAGATCTGATCAATTTTTTACTGTCAGGGGTAAAACTTGTATTCGCCGCAATTCATGCATTACTTACGAAAGACACAGACAAAGCATTACGCCAGACAGAAAAATCGGTAAAAGATTTTGTGAACAGTGTTATCCAGATGTTTGAAAATATGGTAAACCGTGTTATTAATGGTATCAATTCATTGATTTCTGGCTTTAATAGCATTGGATTTGATTTACCTGACTTTTTAGGTGGAGGTTCTTGGCATCCAAGTATTCCGACAATTCCTACTGTAAATCTGCCTCGTCTTGCCAACGGTGGCGTAACAACCGGAATGACACTTGCAGAAATCGGCGAAGCCGGAAGAGAAGCTGTCCTGCCGCTTGAAAATAATACCGGATGGATGGACGACCTTGCATCGAAGCTTGCAAGCAAAATGCCTGACTACAGCGGTGCAAAGACAGTAGTACTGGCGGTGGATGGTAAAGAGTTCGCAAGAATCAATCTGCCATATTTGCAGGATGAAGAAATAAGACTTGGGATAGCGGAGGGATAAGATGAAACATAAGTACACGCAAGGACTTATCATTGATGGAATTACATATAATATCCCTCTGGTGTCTATCCAGAGGACACTGGACTTTCTGGAAAAGTATGCAGAGAGGACAGAGGACGGCGACATTAAAATCGAGAGCATCGGACTTTATAAGAATTATACAATCTCAATTGGAACGATCGATGATGCAGAAATGTATGACAGGCTGATAGATCATATCACGGATTGCGATAACAGATTCCATCATGTATTACTACCGGATGCAAGCAAGCAGTTTGATTTCTATGGGTATTTTTCATCCATTAAAGATGAAGTAGAAAAGGTATTTGACAACGGAGCGAAATATAAAGGATTGTCTTGGAAAATGACGAGTAAAAAACCATTTAAGACACCGTAAGGGGGCATTTATGAGAACATATTGCAGGGCAGAAATGAAATTTATAGATGTTACCGCACTTGCGGATGCTGCGGTCACGACAAATGATAACCAGGGCATAGGTTCAGTTGAGTTATTTGCAGACCAGACGGAACAGTCCGATTATGGAACTTTCGAATTTAATCAATTTATACTTGATGGAAGTAAAAGCTTATTGCCGGAAAATCCAAACGATATTGCATTCTGGAGTGCTGCATTATCAAAGGATGGCTGCACGTTTGAAACGAATCCCAAAATCACGATCACATTTAAGGAGCAGCATACATCCGCAGCGATCACACTTTATTTTGAAGATGAACCACCAGCAGAGCTGAAAATCACATGGTATACAATCGCCGGTACAAAATTAATCACAGAGACCTTTTACCCGAACAGCCTTATTTATGTTTGCAATACACAGGCGCAGAATTACGGAAAAATTGAGATTGAATTTGTAAAGACAACTTTTCCACAGAGATATATTAAGCTTCAGTATATTTTATACGGAAAATATATCGTATGGGATAAGGATATGATCCAGACAGCCAAGGTGCAGGAGGACATTGATGTGACTTCTGCAACCTTGTCTATCAACGAAGCGGATATTTCGATTGTTGATATGAATAATGATTTTGACGCAGAAAACGAAAACGGAGCATGGAAGAGTGTACAGAAAACGCAGGAAGTTACATTGTCAGAGTTTAAGAACGGAAACATGATTCCTATGGGAGCATTCTTCATCGACGATTTTTCTTTTTCAAAGAATATTGCGAAATTCAAGCTGATTGATGTAGTTGGGTTATTAGATAAGTATACATTTTATGACGGACAGATATATAGCAATGTCCGTGCAGAAGTGATACTGAATGCGATATTTGCCACTGCCGGTATTAAAAAATATACGATTGATGAAGAAGTAGGTAACACACTTTTAAGCGGCTATTTAGCCATACAGACGTGCCGTAAGGCATTACAACAGGTATGTTTTGCGTGTGGTGCGGTTGCGGATGACAGCCGGAGCGATACCATCAAGGTTTATAAGCCAGACAGATATGTGAAATCCACTGTCGGGACGGATCGCAAATTTAATGGAAATACGAAAGTATCTCTTGAAAAATATATCTCTGGTGTGAATATTGAGATGAAAAATTATGCATTGGAAGAAAAAACATCTGATATTTATAAGAAAACATTGCAAGTCGGAGATACGAAAATTACTTTTTCAAGTCCATATCTGCCATCGTCCATCACAGCAAGTGCCGGGACGCTGAAAGAAGTAAAAACAAATTATCTCATCATTAACATGCCGGATGCCGGACAGTGCCATATTACAGGTATTAAATATGCAAACACTGCTTTTTCTTATGAGAAACGTGTGGATAAAATCGAATCCGGGGAGACAGAAAATATAAAGAAATACAGCGGATGTACTATTTATAATTCTGATTTACTGCCGGATATCGCAGATTATCTTTTGAGTTACCACACTTTAAGAAAAAAGGTAGGAATGAAGTACCTAGTTGACTTAGAGCGGGTAGGAAATTGGGCGAATATAAATTCGATTGGTGGAAAGACATCTACTACATTGATTGAGAGTCAGACGCTTGATTTGACCGGTGGATTTATCGCAACAGCAACGTGCAGGGGGTATTCAGTAGTTGTTACGGAAAATTACTTCGCCGGAGTTGAATTATATACAGGAGGAGATGTGATCATCTAATGGAAATGAGACCAATTATATACAGTGCAAAATTATCCAGTCAGAAAGTCACAACGAAAACCAAAGTTACAATAACGGTTGTGGCAGATGATGTAGAGACATATTACACAGAAACAAAATATACCAGGTCCAGCAATCATGAACTTATAGCTGGACAGGAGATAGGAGTGATTTAATGGCAATTGTAAAAGTAAGGGTACAGGTTGATGGAGTGTGGACGAATCTTACTTTAAGTAATGGAAAATGGGTTGGAACAATTACAGCCCCTGCAACCACATCATACAATCTGGCCAACAAGTATTATCCGATTAAAATTGAGATTACCAATGATGCAGGAACTGTAGTGACGAAAGATGCTACAGATGCCACTCTGGGAGAATCATTGAGATTGATCGTAAAAGAAACGATGAAGCCTGCTATCACATTGGTATCTCCATCAAAAAGCGCACATGTGACAAACAATAAGCAGCCTATCACATTTAAAGTCGTGGATGAAGCCGGTGGATCAGGAGTTAAGCTGTCATCTGTAAAAATTAAAGTAGACAGCACTACATACACAACTTCAAGCACAGGAATGGTAAGCAAAGGGATTACAAATGGTTATCAGTTTACATTTACGCCACAGACGGCACTTAAGGATGGAAACCACACTATCACGATCAATGCGTCAGATAATGACGGCAATGCGGCAACGGTGGTTTCTTCAGCATTCACGATTGATACTGTGCCGCCAACACTTACGATTTCATCACCTACGGCTGGACTTATCACAAATAAAGCAGCACTGAACGTGACAGGAAAGACCAATGATGCAACATCAAGTCCGATCACACTGACAATGACTTTAAATGGCACAAGTCTTGAAACAGTAACAGTAGGATCAGACGGAAGTTTTACAAAGGCTGTGACACTTACAGAGGGAACAAACAGCATTGTGGTGACTGCAAAGGACGGAGCCGGTCAGACGACAAGCATCACACTGAGCGTCAAGCTTGATACCACAGTGCCAGAATTAAAGGGAATCACACTTTCGCCAAATCCGGTAAGTACGAGTGCAAGTGTAGCAATCACGGTTGAGGTCAGCTGATGGCTTCGGGAACGATCAGCTTCGAACTGTCAACAGACATCACTTACGTTGCCGGGACTGTAAATGGTGTTGAGACAGTTTTTATCCAGGACGAGGCGTATCCGGTCAAGTGGAGAGCAACGGTAGATGTGGCAGAGGACAGCTTATACCATATATATCTTGAAATGTATGATGAAGCAGGTAATAAGAGTACCTACGAGAATACGATCGAGTATATTCTGCCGTGGTTTGTGTATGATCGCACACAGGAGGATGTAGACCGTGTACAGGAACTTCGGAATATAGGCTGGGAGAATATGACAGACAGTGAAAAAACGGAATGGCAGCAGGGGATGAAAGGCGCATTCAACTTATCGGATGTCAGGCGGAATGAAAATAACTGCTATGTCATAGCACAATTGCTGAACATTTCTCTGGTCACTTGTAAAGATAATCTCCCCACATATCCGGATAAAACATATTTTGACAGTCTTTTAAAGAATGTGACAGCACTGCGGAATGCCGGTTATCGGTATGTAGAGACACCGGAAGTTCCACAGCAGCCGATTAATACGTACCAGAAAATTAATGATATTGAGAAAATATTACATGACATTTATGAAGTTTATAATTCAAACTTTGTCCATTACGCAGGCGAAGAAATCTATGCCGGACAGAGCATTGGATTACTTTTATAAGAAAGAGAGGATTTTATCATGGCATTTAGTTTGAAAACATGGGTGAATCGTATTTCCGAGTACCCGAACAGAAGAAAATTAACACATGAGGACGGCAGCACGGAACTTGTGACCGTAGCGAGAGCAGAGGGGCAGATCTCAGCAGAAGGAAATGCCTTTTCTGCGGAAGAGATGAATGATCTGGAGAACAGGATTAAGGGTGGATTTGATGAGGTAAACCAGAGTTTAACTTTGTTAAACGAAGGAATCCAGGCTGTTAGTAAAAAACAGAACTTTTGTAAAGGCAGTGACCGATTACTTACTGATGTCTTGCAGATAGACTTTACAAATCCAACCGGAGAATCTAATAGTTATGGAGTGATTGCCACAGAAGACGCGTCAAAGTTATTAAATTCTCCTGTTGCAGATGGTGCATTTTACGCATATAGAGAAGTTTTGACGATTAAGAGTGCTCCAAAAGACTACAAAGTAATCGTAAGGTTGACTGAGGCATACCCTTCGCCGGGAAGGACATGGATTAAAGCTTATAATCCAAATATTTCTGACTGGAGTGATTGGAAGGTAATTTAGTTATCCTTTGTGTCTTTTAAATGAATTGTATAGTTCTGCATACAGATAAATAATTGTAAGTTAAACTCTGGTTATGCGAAGTAAAATGGAACAAAAAAATTATTCTGAAATATTATAATTGAATTATACAAAAGAAAGGAAGATGATCCAATGGAGATGTTAAAAGAAACTTACACGATTGCTTTGCCTATCGTTCTGACAGCATTAATGGGATACATAGTGTGGATTTTGAAAAATCAGAAGTCCGACAGAGATGCGAATAGCAGAGGAACAATGCTTTTGCTTCGTGTGCAAATGATTGAGTACCATAATAAATACATGGCTCTCAAAGAAATTCCATCCTATGCCTACCAGAATTTTATGGAAATGTACGATGCCTATCATGCGTTGGGCGGAAATGGAATGGTCACAAAGATGAAAAATGAGATTGAAGAGCTTCATCTGAAGCAGAAAGAGAGGATTTAAACATGACAGATTTAGGATTTTTAACAGAATTTATGGTGCCTGTGATCGTAGGCATTTGCCTTTGTATAGGCTATGTCGTGAAAAAATGGATTAAGGATGTGGATAATAAATACATCCCTACCATTTGTGCGGTATTAGGTGTGCTTTTAGCCATTTGGATCAACGGATGGACAATCACAGCATCTATCTTATTAAGTGGCTTATTCAGCGGTTTAGCAAGCACAGGACTGCACCAGTTATTTAAGCAGTATATTGAAAAGAAGGAGGAATAAAAGAATGGTTATTAACGTACATGCCGGACACAACCCGGACGGAAAAGTAGCGTGCGGAGCTATTGGAATCATCCGGGAATCAACAGAAGCGAGAAATGTTAAGAATGAGGTTATCAGACAGTTAAAAGGTCTCGGGCATACCGTGTATGACTGTACGGTTGACAATGGCACAAGTGCAAATAATGTGCTTTGCAACATCGTAGGTAAATGCAATTCTCATGCGGCTGATCTTGATGTATCTATCCACTTTAATGCAGGTGCAAAGGATATGAACGGAAACGAAAAGACAACCGGAACAGAGGTTTATATTTACAGTGATAACAGCAAATCAAAAAACTATGCACAGAGCGTAGCTATGGAGATCGCAAAGCTTGGATTTAGAAACCGTGGTGTAAAAACAAATCAGAAACTGTATGTGCTCCGGAAAACAAAAGCACCAGCAATGCTGATTGAATGCTGTTTTGTGGATGATAAGGACGATGTAGCACTTTATGATTATAAGAGCATGGCAAGTGCAATTGTTTACGGAATTACCGGACAGCAGTACATTGAACCATCCAATAACACATCTGATGATGATGCTGCAACTTCTGGATCAGAGACAAGCGTAGGTGATAAAGATTCTATTTATCGTGTACAGGTCGGAGCGTATCGCAACAAAGCAAATGCTATTGCCTTGCAGGAAAAATTGAAAGCAGCAGGATTTGATGCTGCGATTGTAAAAGCGTAAAATAAAGGGCGGTTAGAATTTCTAATCGCCCTTTTTAATAGACTTGTACTAATTGATGTTAACCTCTAGGAAATAGTTATTTAGTACAAGTCCTAGATATAAAATATAAAGCCAGTAATTTCAAAGGCTTCATTCAAATAAATTTCTTTTATTATTCTATGCCAAAATTCTTGTTTTCCTTTTTGATCTAGTTGTTCGTAAAGTTCTTTCCAGTCTTCTGGGATCTGCTTCTTAAATTCCTCAATCCTTACAACTTTGTTGTTTGACAACTCCTCAGTTATGGAATTTATTTTTTCTGATAAGATACTGTATTTCTTTTCGTATTCTGGGATATCAATTCTTCCTTTTTCAAAAAGGTAATTCAGTCTTTCACGCTCCCCTATCGCATCATTAAGTTTTTTATTCAAATTTTGCTTTGGTTTACCTGCTTCTTTTTTTACATCAAATTCAAGATTTTTTAATGCTGCATCAAGATTTTCAAGAAGATATTTTTCTGTTTTTGCTTCTGATACTAATTTTGTTTTGTGCAATTTCTCATTTCCGCCGAACCAGCATCTTTGATATTGCCGGTGCTTTTTGGTCTTCCTGTCTATGCTATAAAAACTTGACATTTTTCTGCCACATATAGGACAGCGGAATAACCCACTGAATAGATATATATGACCGGATGGAGCGTATTTTATCTGATTGACACTTCTTATTTCTTCCATTTGTTCTTTAGTGAAATAAGGATCACAGAAATGGTCATTATCCCTTACTTTACCAATATACAGATCTGATTTAATCATTGTGTCTAATTTGTGTCTGGTAAAATCTGGAATGAAGTTTTTTCGAACCCACAGAACAGTACCACGTTTGCTTTTTGTTGCTAATAAATAATCAAATATAGCCCTTGTCTGTTCCTCATTATCATGTACGACTTTCTTTACGCCATCTATTTTCTCTATTTTGAATCCTATAGGCACTCTACCAGTGTAAGCTTTCCCTTCACGGATTTTATAAGCTGCGGTGTCCTTGTATCGCTCAGATATAACCGCCCATTCTAATTCTGCCATGTTTGCCATCTGGTACATGAAGTTCTTTCCATATGGCGTGGAAGTATCGATCTGCTGACTTACTGATATCAAGTTACATCCTGCGCTTTCCATGTCGTGATATAGGTTACAGAAATCTCTCATATTTCTTGCTATACGATCGTATCTCACAATAACAACTGCATTGATTCTTCCAGCCCTGACATCATCCATCATGCGCTGAAAGTCCTTTCTTTTTGCCGTGCTGTGCCCTGTGATCGCATAATCTCCAGAATAAACGATTATATTTGCATTATGGTAAGTTTTATCAATGTACTTTTTACAATCGTCTATTTGCTGTTCCATTGATTCTGAATTATCATCTTTTTTTGATTTCCTTGGATAAATTGCTATGTTCATTTTTAACTCCCTTTAAAAAAAGTCCCTCATTTGCTAGAGGGACTGTATACTATTCTATTTCTATAATATCTGCCGAGTATCCAATAACTTCTCCAACGCTTTTAATATGAACTTTTAGCGTTATAGTATCGTCTTTGGACATTTCCATTACCTTTGCTTTTACATCATCATCTTTTATATAGCATTGGACACCAACAATTGCAAATTTGTCTGTCTGAGAGAATACCCCGATATACTTACCGTTGCTGTCAATAACATCTAATCGACCAGTAATTTCTAAGTATTTGTCATTGTAAGTATCTTCTGCTTTCATTGAATTGTTTTTCAAATCATCCATCATGGTGCTTACATCAACCGCAGTATATTCAATTTCTGGCTCTGATTCGGTCTCAACTTCCTTTACCTCTGGTGTCGAATTTTGAGTTTCGTTTGTGCTTGATGATTGTGAAGTGGTAGTAGTTTCTGAATTGTCGGAATTTCCACCAGAAGCAGAACCGATAGCTGCAAGAACCAGGATCACAATTAAAACAATCGCCCATTTCGGTAAACCTTGTTTCTTTTTGCATACTGGACATATCTTTGCTTTCTTAGGAATCTCCGATTGACAGTGTTTACATACTTTAGTATCTTTTGATTCGTTCATGATTTTGAACTCCCCTTTCTTTTGATACTACAATTATAAAGCAAAATGATTATAAAACAATACATTTTTGTCATTTTTTTATGACATTTTTTTGCAAAATGAAAGTTTAGGATAAAAACAAATGGATGCGTTATTGACTTTTCGAACATACGTTCGTATACTTTATGTATCAAATAGAAAGGTGGTATTGGATATGGGAGAGCTTAAAGAGAAAATAATAGAATTAATAGAGAAGTGCATGGACGAGGATGATCTCCGAACCGTATATGCATTTATAAAGAGGTTTTTAAGATAAAAGAAAAAGACAAGGGTTTGCGCATTGCCCTTGTCTTTCTTTTTACTTCTTTACAAGCTTTTCTGCTAGCTTCTGGATTGTGTTCCAGTCGTTTTCATCCAGTTCTGAGATAGCGGCTATGAATCTGTAACGCTGGTCTTTTTCCCCGGCTTTCAGAACATCTGCAAGAAATTCAGCTATCTTTTCATTCTCGGTCTTTTGAATGAACATTTCGCCTTTTCCGGTCTCTAGCCATTCCACATCAACATTAAACAATTGACAAATAAGTTTAATCGACTGGGTTGATAGATTTCTTTGACCAGTTTCTACTAAAGATATGAAATTTTTAGTTAAACCAATTTCTTTAGCAAACTTTTCTTGTGACATTCCGAGCGATTTTCTCAACTGTTTTATTTGCTCATACACTTATTATCACCTCCCACTAGTATAATAGTACAAAAATCACACAATGTCAAACAAAATATTTAAAAAATGTTTGACAAGACCAACTAAGTATGATATTATAATCACACAAGGTAATACAAACACGAAAGGAAGTGAGCAGATGAGCGAAAAACAGAAAGAATCCCTTACAAGACTAGCTGAAACAGTATCACAGCTGGACAAAGAAAACTTCAACTATATTCTCGGTGTTGCGGATGGTATGGCAATCTCAAAGAAACAGTCGGAAGTTGACAAGCAGATTGCCATGTGTGGGAGCGTTAAATAATGAGAAAGGAGATTGTATGAACAAAGCAGACATGGAAATTACACCAGAGAGGAAAGCCAAGATTATGGACATTCTGTTAGAGATTTACGAAAGACAGGAAGGAATTAAGCTTGTGGTTAAGGACAAGGCATCATGAATAAACAGTGTGTATATGGTGTAGCAACAGGTCAGACGGTATCAGACACACATATCTGATATTCCGACCGAAATTAGATTCATTTTTGAAAGAGAGTAGAAAGAAAAATGTGCGGATTTAAAAGCGGATTGATATTGAAAAATCGTTGTGTAATAGCAGAGGGAGCAAACGACAGCCACAGTGATTTACTGGAAAGCCTTGGAATTGAGGACAACATAGAAAATGCAATGCGTGTTTTCGTGAGAGTGGAACTTTTACCACCTAACGAAGAGTGGTGGACAGATCCAGACACTTGGAAAGAAAACGTGGATCAGGACATTCTGCCAGAATGGTTCGAGAACGACAAGGATAGATATTTTGATGAGTTTAGAAAAGCTGTCAAGGACTGGTGGAAAGAACACGTCAGAATTGATGAAGAAATCGAGGAACTGAGCAGTGGATATTACAGGTTGAAACGATGCAAAGTCAAAAATATGCTAAAAGACGTGAAAGCGATGTTGGACAACTCCACGGTGCAGAATATGAGGGACAACTCCACGGTGCAGGATATGTTGGGCAACTCCACGGTGCAGAATATGAGGGGCAACTCCACGGTGCAGAATATGTGGTACAACTCCACGGTGCAGAATATGTGGTACAACTCCACGGTGCAGAATATGAGGGACAACTCCACGGTGCAGAATATGTGGTACAACTCCACGGTGCAGAATATGTGGTACAACTCCACGGTGCAGAATATGAGGGACAACTCCACGGTGCAGAATATGTGGTACAACTCCACGGTGCAGGATATGAGG